TCCCCATTTAAAGATTATATTACTTTTTGAACCAACTTGGAAGTCCTAAATGCGGTCTTCTGTCGTTTACGTTTTTGTCGGCATCTTTAGACTTTTGATCATTATAGTGTAGAAATACTTGAGCGCAGTTATCACCTTGAAATTCTTCTCTCCAATGTTCTAACTCCATGCCTCTATAAACAAGCATATCACCAGGTTTTAGATTAACTAAAATACCTTTGTTTTGACTTGATACAGTAATTTTTTTACCATCAGGTATACCTACATTCTTTTTAGGTTCTAAATGTATAGGCCAAGGATCACCACCTAGATTTAATGTTGTAGATATTTCACAACTAAATCTATCTTTATGCCTAGCTAAAGTATCACCAGTTTTATATATTCTTGCATATGAATAAGTTGGATTTAATTTAAGTCCTGTTTTCTTTTCCATAATAGGTAAAGTTCTCATCAACAAAGTTTCCATAGCTATATCTGAATAATGAGAATAAGTATTTGGAACTTGTGCATCATTCCATACACCAAACTCTTCTGTGAATGGCGATATATATCTTTGATCAAATAAAGTTCTAGCAACAGTTCTTTTAAGTAAAAAGTAATTGTAAACAAATTCAGCTATATTTTTTGGTACAGCTTCTTTTATAACTATATATTTATTTTTTTTAAAACTCATTTAACACTCTTTTCTTTTGATATTGATGTTTCAACAGCTTTAATATTAAAGTGTATAAATCTAAAAGGTTCTAATCCAGGATCTACTGCAAACTCGTGTGGAACGTAACCTGGAAATATAATTATAGTTCCTGGTTGTGGTTTATAATGAATTTGACTAACTCCTAATGTTATTTGTGATTGATCTTTTAATGGTAGCTTTGTCATTTCTGCGCCTGGTCTTGGTTCATGAAAGATAGGATAAGATGTTTTCTCGCTGCATTTTAAAAAATAAAATCCTGACACGTGTTGATTCCAATGTTGATGTGTAGCGTGATGACCACCACCTTTTTCACTAAACTCTTGTGCCCAAAATTCTGTAAAATGTAAGCTATGGTTTTGTAAATTAAAACCTGACCAATCTAAAAATTCATAAGATCGTTGTCCTATAAATTGTACTAAATCTTTTACTTTAGGGTCATTAGAAAAACTTTCACTATGTTTAGATAAACCAAATGTGCCTATATCTTTTTTCCATTTAGGTTCATTCTTTAATTTATCTTTTAATAGTTTTTCACCTTTCTTAATATATTTATCTGTTACTTTAATTGCATTTTTAAGAAACATAGGTGCTTCTGCAATCCACACCGGTGTTTGAAAATAAAATGCAGATTTAAAATCTACATGTCCTTTTGGTTTTTGTGTTGTACTACTTCCGCCTTGTTTTATATCATTCATATTATCTAAATGGATAACCTAGATTCCATATCACTAGACTATTCCTTTCTCCTTTAGTTACTGGTTTGACTCTATGCCATACAAAAGAAGGAAACACAACCAAAGAGCCTTTTGGTAATATTTGAGTGCATGGTTTAATGTTAGGTTTTTTATCAGGATCTAAATTCCTAAAATCAAATTCTAACTCTCCACCTTTGTATTCTTTTGGATCTGTTAATGTTACAGTAACAGATAACTTTCTAATCTTTCCGTGCATTGGTCCGTCATGAGGATAAGGTTTATCCCAACTATCAGCATGCCAATCGTAGTATTGTCCTTTTTTATATATCGTAAATTGACAAGATTCTGAATAATCCCATTCAAAATTCCAACCTGCTTCTCTATTTGCCATATGAATATAAGGTTGTATTTCTTTATAGATCCACCTGTCATTCATCCAAACAATATTTGAATCTCTCTTTTTTTGTAAATCTTTTATTTCGTCTTTATTCAAAGGGTTTTTATCTAAATCTCTATCTCTACCATAACCACCTGTAATGGCCATAATCTGTCTTTCTTTTTCTGACTGACCATATTTTACAATCATATCACAAATCCTTTCAGGAATAGCAGATTGAAAATAGTAAAAGTAATTAGATAAATTCATAGTTAATTGTTAAAATTATATTTAAACCGCTAGAAGTATTGGGCGAAAAAGAATATTTATTAGTAGCTGGAAACATTATAAAATGATTATCTTTTATAGGTATGTGCCAAGTTCTATTCTTTCTTCTGTTATCATCATACTCAATAATACATTGAGAAGAACCTTCTTTAACATCAACACCATATATTAAGGTATAATCTGGTGAATGAAGTAAATCAACAGGATCAACTTGATTTCTTGTCCAAGATTTTTCTTTAGGGTGCATGACATTACCGTGCATATTTTTTGGAACTAAAGTATGGTCATATTCAACTCTCCAATGGTCTCGCATATAATCTTGCATCCATTGTAATGGTTGAGAGAAAGGCACAACATAATCATCAAAAGCATAAGCTTTTGGATTAGTGTTGACTCTATTTTGTTTTACGAAAGATTCTATGATTCCGTTTCTTATTTGATCTCGGTCAATCTCAAAGCCTTTTGGCATATCGATCTCACCTACATATAAATCTATTTCAGATAATACTTTCTTTTGCATACCACCACTATTTTTAATTTATGCTTTGTTATCTGTCAAGTCCCAAGATTGATTGGATTCATTCCAATTATAAATCCATTGATGAGTAGCTGGTGTGTTTTCGTCTACAGGTGTATTTTGTGATTCTTGTTCAGCTGTTAATGCTGGAGCATCACCAATTGGTGATTGCCATCTTGCTTCTGCCACATTTATAACCCAACTAGTGTAAGGTTTTTTAGGTAAAAACAAATCATTTTCGTCATCATAAATCATACCTATACCTGCAAAATTACCTCTCAAAGGTGTTCCGCCTTGTGAGTGGCTTCCGCCATATGTATTGTAAGATGTTTTTTTCCAAAGAGGCCAGCTGTGGATTCTTTCCAAAAACTGTCTTCCTACTTCTTCATCTTCAACACCACTAGCGTTTAAACAATCAGCATCAGCTACAACTTCAACGCCGATAACTTTATTGTTTGCTCCTAATTTTGCGTAATGTGCCATAATGTTCTCCTTATATATTATTTATTAAAGTTTGTAAATTCATTAATTTTGGAACTTGTATCTTATTACTACAATTCCTGAACCACCTGTTCCACCTGCTGCTGCAGTGCCTGGAGTTGCATTAGTAGCCCCTCCACCTCCACCTGTATTTGCTGTTCCTGGTTGACCTGATGGACTTGGAGTTCCTGGTGCTTTTCCACCATCACCTCCACCGCCTGCTCCACCCGAACCACCGGTATTTCCTGGATATGCAGAACCTCCTCCACCGCCTGCTCTTGCTATTGCAGATGCATTAATTGAAGAAGTTACTCCATCTCCTCCATTTCCTGCAACAGTGTTACCTGGAGCATTACCTCCTACAGCACCGGCTCCTCCACCGCCTCCAGCTGCACTAGCTCCTGAACTTGAATAATTTCCACCATTGTTTCCTTGTGGTGGAGAAACTGGTGGAGTATTTCCTGCACCAATTTGATTTGCATTAGGATTACCTGATGCTGCCGCACCTGCACCTGATCCACCATCTTTTGAAATTGGTGCATAAGGTGGTGATGGGTGTTGTCCTCCTCCTCCACCTGTAGATGTAATTGAACTAAATATTGAATTATTTCCTTTTGAACCATGACCTCCAGCTGCGTCTGGTCCACCTGCTCCACCTGCACCTATTGTAATTGGATAAGTTGCGGCTGGAACTGCTATTCCTGAACACGGTGTTGCTGCTAAAGGTGACGCTGTATAAGGGTCTGCTGAACATTTACCCTCTCTATATCCACCTGCTCCACCACCTGATGAACCATCTGCATTACCTTGATTACCTGCACCTCCTCCTCCAGCTGCTACTACCACATAAGAAACTTTATCAGAACCTGTTGCGTTACCAGCACAAGTAACTACAAAATTTGAACTAGAAGTAAAAGTATGAATTTTATAATCACCTGATGTAGTTATTGTTCCACCAGTCGCTGTTACATATGAAGTACCTGCTTGACTTGTTGCATCTTCATTAATAAACATCCACCCTCTTGTATTATCGGCATAAATTAATGTTGCTGATGTACCATTAGTACCTACAGTTGTGCATGCACATGAACCACACATTTTTGAACCATTTCTATTAATAGTAACCGCATTAGTGCCAAATGTTCTTGCATAATCTTTAATTGCAATTATATCTCCTGCGCTTGGAGATGATGGTAAAGTAACGGTAACTGTTCCTGATGTAGTATTAATAAAATATCCTTTGCCATTAACACCTGTAATAGTGCCAGGGCTATTAGTGTAAATAGTAGAACACCAATCAACTGTTCCTGTTCTACCCATCCCACTTGTAGTTGCACCACACGCTATAGCAACTGTTGCTCCTGACTCACCTAATGTAAGTGTGCTACCTGTTCTTTTTGTTATCGTGTTTACTTTAATTGTACTCATAATTTATCCTATTGAAATTTGTATCTTATTATAACTACTCCTGAACCACCAGTCCCTCCAGTGGGACTTCCACTAGTAGAGTGTTGGCCTGCTCCACCACCTGTATTAGCTGTTCCATTTCTTTCAACACTTGGTGAAGGTAAAGGATTACCTGTGCCCCAACCTGCTCCACCTCCACCATAACCTCCTGGTGCATAAGCTGGATTAGGATTACTTGATGAATAAATACCTCCACCAGCTCCACCACCATAATATTTTAAAGCTCCATCAGGACCTGGTGTGCCTGCTGCTGGATTAATTGCTGTTCCTACACCATTTCCTCCATTACCTGCTTGACTTGGTGATCCACTTGCGCCACTTCCGCCTGCGCCTCCACCTCCTCCTGCTGCTAATTGAGGATAGTTGGGAGCACCTGCTCCACCACTGTTACCTTGTGGTGGTGATACTGGAGGAGTGTTACCTGATCCTGCTGGTCCGGTACCATCACCTCCACCTCCTCCACCTGAACCTCCTGGTTGACCTGCATTACCTGGGTGTGCTCCACCTTTTCCTCCACCTGTTGATGTTATGCTTGAAAATATAGTATTAGAACCATTGGTTGCATCACTCCAAGGTCCACCTGTACCACCGGCACCTATTGTAACTGGAAAAGAAGTAACTGAAACTGGTAAACCTGCTGGTGCAACTAAAGGTGAAGCTGTGTAAGGTGTTTGTGGAGTTTTACCTTCTCTAACTCCTCCTGCTCCTCCACCGCCTGCTATGTTATTTGCTGCGCCTCCACCACCTGCAACTACTAAATAAGAAATATTATTGTTAGCTGGAGTTGGAGCTGAACAAACTGTAAAAGTTCCTGTACTATTAAATGTGTGTATTTTAAAATCACCACAAGTTGTTATTGTACCTCCAGTAGCATTTATAAAAGTTGGTAGTCCTGATATGTTTTCTGTAGCATCACTAGTTTGTTTCCATCCTCTTGTTGCATCTACATATACTAAACTAAACGCGATACCTTTAGTTGCAATTACTGCATTATTACAAGATCCATTAATTTTTGATGAGTTTCTACATAGAGTTAAATTATTTGTTGCAAAAGTTTCTGCGTAATCAGAAACTGCTACAATACTTCCTGCTGAAGGTGAAGATGGAAGTGTTACAGTAACTGGTCCACTAGTTGTATTTACAAAATATCCGTTTCCGTTAACTGCAGTAAACGGAG